GACCGCGAGGGCGCGGTCGATCGGTGGGTTCTCCACGATGAACGTGGAGTTGAGCGCGGGCAGTGAGGCGAAGTCTTGTGCGAGGTGCCACGAGTCGAGTGGTGTGCCGGCGTTGCTGCGCATGCGGCCGGTGACCTTGGAGTTTTTGTAGCGGTATTCGCCGTACCGCTCTTGGTAGCCGAAGACTTGTTGGTCTGCGGCGGTTCCTTGGGCGAAGATTTCTTTGTTGAGCACGGCCTGTTCTCCGAGGTGCGCGAGTGCGGGCCAGAAGTGCTCGAATCGGGTCCGGCGTGTCCAGTGCCGGTCGATTCCTTCCTGGTAGTTGAGGTCGGCTCGCATGCTGGCGATGCCGATCACGTATCCGTGTTCGGTGAAGCTTTGGCGCCAGTGGACGTTGCTTTTGCCGAAGGTGCCGACGCCTGCGAGGTCGCCGATGTCGCTTGTCGGGACGGGCGAGCCTGCGATGACGATTTGTTGCGCGTTGGTGCTGGCGATGGGTGTGATGTTGATCGGGATCGTTCCGCCGCCGAGGTATTCGGGGCGTTGGAGTCGTGCGTCTGGGCTCTTGACCTTGAAGTGGCTTTGGAGGATTTCCGTATATCGGGTGCCGCCGCGAGCGTCGCGCTCGAGGAGGCGCTGTACCTGGAAGGCTTCGCGCAGCTGGTTGATGGTTGCTGCGGTTGCGCCGGTGAGGTCTGCGATCAGGTTGGTCGGGTAGACGGTTTGTGCCGGCGTGAATGCGCCCGCGCTCTGGCTGAGCGCGCCGGTGGAGCTTTGGAAGCCGGCGGCGTTGGCAGGCAGTGCGTTGTTGTCGGTGCGTCGGAATAGTGCAGCGCTGTTGGTGCCTGTGGTGGTGTGCTCGGTTGCTTGCGTTTTGACGTTTGCGATGGTGCCGAGCGGGATTGAGACGGGGGTGCCCTTCTGTGCGAAGGGGAGGCAGCTGGTGAAGTAGTCCTTGCGCTTGCCTCGTCGTTGGATCGGGTAGAGCGTTGCGGCGTCAGGTCCGTCCGTCTTGGGGACGGATAGGCTGTTCTGCAGGTTCTCGTCGCGGTACCACTCGTTGTAGATCAGGTTGTAGGCGCGGAAGGGGAGTGCGCTGACCCCTTCCATGTTGTTGATCTTGGTAGGGAGCCCGAAGTAGTCGCCGATGGTGTCTTCGGCCCATCCGCCTGCAGGCGTTGTGACGAGCGGAACGAGGAAGCTGGTGCTGTCGCCTGGGTTGTCCTGTGCGCCGTTGAATTTCTCCCAGTTGTCCCAGACGAGGCGGTTGGGCACGAAGAAGAAGTGGATGTCGACGTAAACGTTGTCCATGAGTGGGTGAAGGAGGGTTGCGAGCCGGCCGAAGAGGCCGATGCTCATGTCCATGGTGTCGCCGGGCAGGATGTCGTCGACGAAGATTGGAATCAGGAATCCGGCGTTGAATGTGGTCTTGAGGCCGCTTGAGCGTTGGAAGACGCTGCGTTGGATGTCGGCGCTCGGGACTTGCGCGAAGTTGTGTTGGCGGTTGGTCGCGCTCATCAGGGTGCCGGTTTGCTTGTATCCGCGTGTCATGTTGCGTTCCTTTCAGCTTGTGGCTGTTGTTGGTTAGAGGTCTTTCGCCTGGATGCCCGTGAGGATCACGGTGGGTTGCACGTTTTCGAACGTGCCGGTTTCGTCGTCGAAGTCTGCGAGGTGGACGACGTTGAAGTCTTGCGGGAATTGGCTGAGGTCGTCTTTGTCGTCCTTGATTTTGCTGGCGAAGTAGCGTGCCGCAACGGCGATGTTGCGGACGCAGAACGGTGCCGCGTAGGCTTTGAGCTTGGTGTCGTAGATTGCGCAGACGTTGGCTTTCATCTTGTCCTCTGTCATTGGTTGTAGTGCTTGGCTTTTTCCTGGATTTCCAGGAGGAGTTCTTTTGCGTCTAGTCTTTCGGGCGTGTTGTCCGCCCTGCGCTGCCGGCCCTGTTGGGTCCGGCGTAGTTTGATTCGTTCGTGTGTCTCTGGGTCCTCTCGTTCTAGGAGTGTCGTGTAGTACTTCGGCGTTTTGACGGGCTTTCCATCTACGATGGTTTCGTCCGAAGGGAACACGTCGTTCTTGTATTTGCGATACCAGGTTTCTCCGATTCCTGGTTTTAGGCTCATGATGGCGAATTCAGGTTGAACCTGCCATTCGTGGCCGTGTTTGGTGCGGCGGTAGATTTCGTCCGCTTGTTCTCCGGTTCTGCGTGTTACGCAGTATTTGGCGACGTAGGCGGCGGAAGCCGGCGTGACGCTGCCGAGCTCCGTCCGCCCCATCCCCCAGGTCCGCTCGAGGAGCGGGCTGAGGTAGCGGCGATCGCCGCGGGGGTTGTCGCCGATGGGTATCCGGTCGGCTTTGAAGTCGATCCCGAAGAGGATCGCGTGGTAGTGCGGGCGTAGATTTACGGGCCCGTACTCTCCGGCTGCGTAGTATCGGAATGGTCCGAATCTGTGCCGGAGTTTCTTGTGGAATAGTTGTAGGTCGCGGACGTTGAGTCCGTAGTCTGTGGGGACGCTGTCTTCGTTGTAGGTGAGCGTTATGAAGGCGCTTCCTTTTCCGTTCTCTTCTGTGATTTGCGCCTCGTGCATGATTCGCGTCGCCCACTCTGCCTTTCTGCTGATTTTGCATCCCTTGCATTGACCGCATGGGATTTGGAGCGTCAGCTCTTGGTAGCCTTGTCGGCGATTGAGCGTCACTTTGCCGTCAGGCGTTCGGTATCCGGTGATCGGTGAGTTGCATGCCATGCTTCCGGCTCCTCGCGCGCGTGGGTTGTTGCGGAGCGCGCGATCTTGGGGGCTTCCCCCTCTTTAGAGCCGGATTCCTCCGCGCATGGGCCGGAGGGTGCTGTTTTTCGGGTGCGTTCCGGCGTTGCCTCGGAACACCTTCTTGCTGTGGCGCTTGCTCATCTTGCGGCGTTGCATGGTGATTTCTCCTGTTCGGGTGTATGGTGCCGAGACCAGTGGACTCCTTGTTCCTACTGGTCTAGGTGACCATACCACAAGCGCGAGTGCGGTTGTCAGGTGTGGTCCACAAGCAGGAGTGGTTCGATGGATCAGTCGTCAATCTCGGCTCTGGTGAGGCGTCTCGAGCTGACGGAGCTGCGCCAGAAGCGCTCGCTCGAGGACACCCAGCGTCAGCTGGAAGCGGCCCGGCAGATGCAGCTGGCGGCCGCGCAGGAGGTGAAGCCGAAGAAGTAGCGCCGAGCTCCGGATGCGCGAAGGGCGGGGGGCCCAGTTTCCCCCCGCCCTTTTTGTGTGTTCGCGTCAGATGTCTACGCGGTGGGTTTTTCCTCCTTGTTCGCAGGGGGTGAGCCTGCATCCTTGGCGGCGGCCTTGGGCGTGAGCACGCCGAGTTCCTCCAGGCGCTTGTGCTCGTTCGGGTCGAGTACAGCTGCGATCAGCATCGCAGGGTCGTTGCCGTAAGCCTCTCGGATGTTCGCGGGAAGATCCGCGAACGCCTCCGACGCTTCCTCGACGACTTCCAAGCATGCTTCGTAGTCCCCGATGGCGCTGACGTCGGCGAACACCCCTTGCGCTTTGATCAGGTGGCGCTCGTCGCCGGTCTGAATGTAGCGGCTCAGGATGACGTTGATGTCGGCCTCGTGGCGGTCGCTCTGCTTGGTGAGGGAGTCGCCGAGGGTTTGCGTCTGGACGCGCCGAGGGCTGTGTCGGTTGCCGGCGCGTTCGGTGATGATGAGGACGCTTGCGGGTGAGTCGTTGGCGGTTTTGCTGAGTTGTCTTCGTGCCACGGTTTCTCCTATGGCTTTCGGGGAAACGTCGTGGACTGCGGAACCTTCCGCAGCAACAGCGTTTCCAGGAGTTCGATGACCTTCATGCCGCCCATGCCTTCGAATTTGGCGAGCGGGAAGCCGGCCTCTTCGAGTGCGGCGCGTGCGAGTCGTTCTCGCGCGTTTGCGTTGGATGCGTTGGCGGCGGCGTGGGTCGCCGCGATGAGTGCTTCTTTTTCCTCGTCGACGAGTTGGGCCGCGTTCATGGCGTCGATTGCGGCTGCGTGTCGTTGGTGTCGGTCCCAGGCGATGATGTCGCCTTTGTCCATGAGAATGGAGAGTTCTTCTTGGAGGCGTTTGGGTTGCCACTCCAACTCGTTCTCTTTGGATTTCGCCTCGGCGTTGGTCTTGCGCGTTTGCGCTTGCGTGAGCTTGAGCGTTGCGTACTGCATCGCCTTTCCGCTGACTGCGTGAGCGGCGTCTGGGATTGCGGAGCTGTCGGCCATTGGTGCGCCGCCTGCGGTGGGTGCGCCGGTTGTCGCGCTGAGGATCGGATTCAGGCCGGCGCGTCTCATGTCTTTCATCTGCCATTGGTAGCGGTGCTTGTAGGCGTTCTTGGTGCGGTTCCATGCTGCTTTGGCGCGGCGTTTAGCGGCGCCACTGCCGAGGATTCCGCCGAGGAAGTCGATCGCGCCGCCGATGACCGCGCCGCCGCCTGCGCCGAGGGCCATCATTTCGAAGATTTCGGGTTCTGGAGCGGGCTCCGTTGGTATTTGGTCGCAGACCCTGTGGCAGGAGTCTCGGAGTGTTGCGCAGCCGACTCCGAAGAAGGCGAGGAGAGTGAAGAAGAGTGCGAGCTTGAGTGCGGTGAGCATTGGTGGTCCTTCTCTGGTTGGTAGAGTGGGAAGTGCTGTCGGATGATGTAGCAGGCCCGTCATTCCACTTAGAAGTGGTCGATGTAGCCGGGGACGCCGAAGAGGGGCATGGGGCGTGCGCACTTGTAGCTGAAGAAGAAGTCGCACCATGCCTGTGGTTCTGCCACGCTGAGGACCGCGAGGGCGCGGTCGATCGGTGGGTTCTCCACGATGAACGTGGAGTTGAGC